CTACAGAAGATGGTCATACGACCTCAGTTGCTCACTGGTTGGAAGAGGATGATTTTCGTAACAATGGTGGTGTGATGAATCATGAAACCGTTGAAAGTATCTCAAAGCGTCGTAAACCATTTACTGTTGATTACACTGGATTTGGTTGGTTGCTGATTAAACATGGAGTATTTGAGCATCCTGAGATGAAGTATCCATGGTTTGCTCCAAAAATGCAAGTCTTTGAATCTGGTGAAGTTCAAGACATGTGTGGAGAAGATGTATCATTCTGTTTGGATGCAAAAGAAGCAGGATTTGAAATTTGGTGCGACCCACGTATTAGAGTTGGTCACGAAAAGTCAAGGATTATTTGATGTCTAACGAACGCTATAATATTCTCTGTAAAGGGAGAAGAATTTATACGTCTCTTACAGAAGAAGAATATTTCAATGTTATGGAGGATCTGTCGGTTGAATTTTATCAGACAGGTTCTCCACGTCCTGAAGATCTTGAAACTGAAATTTTATTGGAGAATCATCAATGGCAGCAAAAGTAGGTAGCGGTTTAAACAAGAAGACCTCTTATAATCCAGGTCCTCCTAAGAAATCTCGTCAAGGAGATGGAAATGGTACTAAATATTCTGCGTCTTCTCGTAATGGGGCACGTAAGAAATATAGAGGACAAGGAAAAGGATAAAAAATAAACAAAAAGGTCTTGCAAAAGACCTTTTTTTATGAAATAAATAAATTTTTCATAAAAACGAATTGGAACGTTTTTCAATGGGAAAACACCTACTTTTAGAGGTGTATCATGTTGATTTTAACTTAATTAATGACGTAAAATCTCTTCAAAACGTCATGATTAAGGGTATAAATCGTGCAAAAATGACAATTTTGAACACTTTTTCTCATTGTTTTCTTCCACAAGGTTGTACAGTTGTTATCGCTTTGTCTGAAAGTCATGTTTCTTGCCACACTTGGCCAGAAAATGGATGTTTAGCAGTTGATGTATACACTTGTGGAGAAGGAAATCCACGTTTAATTGCTTTAGAAATACTAAAATATCTAGATTCTGACGTTTACTCTTTGCGAGAAATAGAACGTTAAATAGAAATAGGGAGATAGCAACCTCCTTTATAAAAGTTCTGTTTTATTCATTAAAACAGGAGCTAAAATGTCAAATCTACCAGTCGATAGAGACAAAAATTATATGTATGAAAAGTGGGGAACCACTAAATTAATCACTGATTATAATCAATTACCACCAAAAAGAGTCATTCAAGAAGTTATGCATGATTTGGCACCAAAACATGACTTAAAAAAACAACAAGAACTTCATGAAAAAATTCGAAACGATGAAGATTATGATGATTGGGACTATGGGACAGAACCAATTTATGGATCTTCTTGGAAATGATCCTAAATAAGTAAAGAAATCTACTTTAAAATGGCAGTTACAAGGATATCAAGGTCTTTTAAAGATATTAGTCTATCTTTTGATCCACATCCTGTGACGAAAGATCTACCGATTCTTACAAATGAAAGAGCGATTATTCGTTCAATACGTAATTTGGTTGAAACAATTCCAACTGAAAGATTTTTTAATTCAACACTTGGATCAAATGTAAGAAGAAGTTTGTTTGAATTTGTTGATTATGCAACTGCCTCAATTATTCAAGATCAAATAAGTGAAGTGATTTTAAATTATGAACCAAGAGTAAATAATACAGTAGTACAAGTTGATCCACGTCCAGATTTAAATGAATTTGAAATAACAGTTACATTTGATATTATTGGGCAGCAAATTCCAACACAACAGTTTTCATTCATATTAGAGGCAACAAGATAAAATGCCTTTTACTAAATTTACTAATCTAGATTTTGATCAGATAAAGACTTCTATTAAAGACTATCTTCGTGCAAATTCTAATTTCACGGATTTTGACTTTGAGGGGTCTAATTTTTCTATTTTAATTGATACGCTTGCATATAATACCTATATTACTGCCTTTAACTCAAATATGGTTGTCAATGAGTCCTTTTTGGATTCGGCAACTATAAGAGAAAATGTAGTTTCATTGGCAAGAAATATAGGTTATGTACCAAGATCAAGATCTGCATCAACTGCAGTGATTTCTTTTAATGCAGAACCAAAAACTTCGACTGCAACATTGACTTTACAAGCAGGACTTGTATGTACAGGATCTGTAGGAGGATCATCCTATGTATTTTCTGTTCCAGAAAATATTACAGCGAGTGTAATTAATGGAGTTGCGATATTTAATAATGTTCAAATTAAAGAAGGAACATTTCTTAAAAAACAATTTACTGTAGACGGCTCTTTAGATCAAAGATTTATATTAGACAATTCTTTTATTGATACATCCACTATTCGCGTTTATGTGAAGGGAACAAGTGATACTGGACTTGGACAATTATATACTCAAGCAGATAATATTTTTGAAATTGATTCTACATCCAAAATTTATCTACTTCAAGAAGTACAAGATGAAAAATATGAACTTCTTTTTGGGGATAATATATTTGGAAAAAAACTTGAAAATAATGCAGTAATTACTGTAACTTATATTATTACTGATGGGAAAAATGGAAACGGTGCAAATTCATTTACGTTTGCGGGAACATTTAAAAATGAAAATAATGTTGTTGAAGTTTTAAATAATACAATATCAATTACGACAATACAATCATCTCAAAATGGTGACGACATTGAAGGAATTCAATCTATTAAATCATATGCACCAAGATTATATGCATCTCAGTACAGAGCAGTTACTGCGAGAGACTATGAATCTATTATAAAGTCCAAAATTTATGAAAATACAGAATCAATTTCTGTAGTTGGTGGCGAAGAATTAACTCCACCTAGATATGGAACAGTTTTTATTAGTATTAAACCAAAAAATGGTACATATGTATCGGATTTTGATAAGCAGCAAATTAAAAACAAACTTAAGCAATACACCGTAGCAGGAATTAATCCTGAAATTACAGATCTTAAAATATTATATGTTGAAATTGACTCTTCAATTTACTATAATTATTCACAAGTTGGGAGTGTGGAAGATCTTAAAACAAAGGTGGTTAATTCATTAACAACTTATGCAGAATCTCCAGACTTAAATTCATTTGGTGGAAGATTTAAATATAGTAAAGTACTTCAAGTAATTGATAATACTGATGCTGCGATTACATCCAATATTACAAAAGTTAGAATTAGAAGAGATTTAAAAGCATTAATCAATTCACAGACTCAATACGAAATTTGTTTTGGAAATAAATTTCATGTAAATCTAAATGGAAAGAATATAAAATCTACTGGATTTAAAATTTTTGGCGAATCTGATACTGTTTATTTCACTGATACTCCAAATAGCGATTTAAAAACAGGAACTATTTCAATTGTAAAAGAGGTTCCAGTTTTAGTAAGTTCCGCATCCACAACAACTCTTAAAACCCCAGTAGTTGTTCAGTCTGCGGGAACAGTAAATTATGAAACAGGTGAAATTATGTTAGGTGCATTAGTTATTACAGAAACAACATTAAGTCAAAATATTATCGAGATTCAAGCATTTCCAGAATCAAATGATATAATAGGATTAAAAGATTTGTATCTATCTTTTAGCATCTCTAAAAGCACAATAAATATGATTAAAGATGTCATTGCTTCTGGTGATGATATGTCTGGAACTATATTTTCCAGTAGCGATTATTATAGATCAAGTTATTCGAACGGGCAATTAAAGAGGTCATAATATGATACAGACGGGTTTTGAATCCAGAGTCAAAGTACAACAAATAATTGAGAATCAACTTCCTGAATTTGTTTTAGATGAAAATCCAAAATTTGTAGATTTTTTAAAACAATATTATATTTCTCAGGAATATCAAGGTGGTACAATTGATATCTCTGAGAATCTTGATCAATATTTAAATCTTGACAATTTAACACCAGAAGTTATTGTAGGATCAACTTCTCTTGTTAATAATATTGATTCAACATCTGGAATTATTACTGTCACAAGTACAAAAGGATTTCCTTCTTCATATGGTCTTCTAAAAATTAATGATGAAATTATTACATATACAGGATTAACTACAAATACTTTTACTGGATGTATTCGTGGTTTTTCGGGCATTACAAATTATCATAAAGATTTAAATTCTGAAGAGTTAGTTTTTTCAACCTCAGATGCTTCTTCTCATGTTGGACTATCAACTGTTAAAAATTTAAGTTCTTTATTTTTACAAGAATTTTATAAAAAGTTAAAATATACATTAACTCCAGGACTAGAAGGTTTAGATTTTGTTTCTGATTTAAATGTTGGCAACTTTATTAAAGAAGCAAGAACTCTTTATGAATCAAAAGGCACTGATGAATCTTTTAGAATTCTTTTTAATGTTTTATTTGGAGAAACTCCCAAAGTAATTGATTTAGAGCAATTTCTTGCCAAACCATCTTCTGCAACATATGTAAGAAGAAAAGTTGTAATTGCAGAAGCAATTTCTGGCAATCCTTTGAATCTTGCAGGACAAACTATTGTAAAAAATACTGATTCTAAAACTACAGCATCTGTATCAGAAGTTGAAGTTATTAGCAGAAAAGGAAAAACATATTATAAACTTCTTCTCTTTGTTGGTAATGACGATACATTCTCTACTATTACAGGAACTTTTAATATTACTGGAAGTAGCAAAAACATTGATTATATAAGTATCGGGAGCTCGGTTATTACCGTAGATTCTACAATTGGTTTTGCAGGAGTTGGAACAATTTATGCAGATGATAATGTAATTACATATACTAATAAAAGTATTAATCAATTTTTCGGGTGTTCGGGTGTTGTATCAGGAATTG